ATTCTTATCCTTGTCTAATCCGATATTCACTATGTTCAACATTTTCAACAGGCTGACATCCTCACCCATTAGGGAAGACGGCAAACAACTGTATCTTTGACAGATACCGTCTATCATTTCCGCATTAACCAAAAGAGGTGGCTTAACAATAGGATTTCCATCCCTGTCAGTCCCACCTCCTACGGCTTTCCACTTGAGAATTTCAGCCTCTAGCCTTCCCCCACAGTTGCCGCATTTTCAGCCCATGCTTGAATCATGGCTGTGCAGATATTCGGAGGAAGTTCTAAGAAGCCGTTTCCAGTAGAAGGTACAGGTTTGCCATCCTCATCATGTAAATTCCACTCTAGGACAATATCATCACCAAACTTCAGAAACATCATTTTCATGTCCTCTGCTGTATTGGTTTCTGAAACTGTTTGAAACTCCAAGAAAGTAGAAATATTTACATCAAGTTTTACCCTGATTTCCAGACCGTGATATTCATGGTCTTCAGGAAATGTGAGGTTGGCCTCCCTGCGTTGCAAGACAAACGGTTTTGTCCCTGTCGTGTTTTTCACTACCATATTAGACAGTTGTCCAAGTTGGTACTGTTCCATCTTGTAGAGGTAGAGTGACAGACCAAGTTAATGCTCCATCATTTCCCCTTGAGAGGTTGTACTCACTCACAAGACATTCTGCTGAGAACTTTGGATTGCCACCTGTGTTTCCACCAATTCTGATGTCAACAGTTCTCACTCCCGATTTGGTAGCAAAAACATCATGTGCCATATTGGTAGCGGCATCAAAGACCCCACTCAAGGAAATGGTGACATCACCAAGTCCTATGATACGTTCCATAGCAGACTTGCTGATAGAGGTCGCATCCAAAAGATTTTGGCTATTCCCAATTTCATAATTGGTTATATCCGTAGATAAATCTTGAGGGCTTCCTGCACTATCGTCTACTGCTACATAGTCACCTAATCCGCTTTGTTTAGCCATTATGACCTCCTTAGAATCTAGCGAATCCTACTGCGATTACCGCATTAGTAAATGTTCCTGATGAAGACACCCTTACATATCTATTGACTGTTCCTGTGACTTCACTTCTTTCCGCTGTTGGAACATCTGATGTCCCAATAGTTGAAAACGTAATTAAATCTGCCCATGTTGCGTTGTCTGAACTGTGTTCAATCTTTACAACAACACTTCCTGATGCTAGGGAAAGAAAGTGGGCATATCCTGCTCCCCCTGATGCTGATGAGGTCGTATTATCAATGGCTGTTCCGTCAGTTGCAGATGCGTGAGTGTCATCAAATGCCGTAAGCATTTCTCCGAACTCTCCACTAACTCCTGCCGTTCCAGAAAAACTAGCATTGGAAGTTATCGCTGACCCTGTTGAGCCAGTAACATTGTAATCAGCTTCCTTGGCAATCAATCCTGCAAAATCAGACCCAACAGCAGAACCTAACGGAGCAGTAACGATTTGATTAGCTGATGGAAGTTTTCCTGAGTCTGATGTAAAGGTTGAGTGAGACAGATTAGTTCCCGCATCAAAATAACAGTTAATTGATAGGCTTCCATCTGACCTCCCTGTTATTCTTTTCACTGCAAGGGTATTCAATGGAGTTACATCAAGAGTTTCTTGAGAATAACCCATTCCATCAAGAGCATTAGCGTCACCACTAATGTCTCTCCCCTGTACAAAGCATCTAACATTTAATCCACTAACTTTCGCCATATATTTCTCCTATGGGGTAATTGTTACCTCTCCCATAATTTGTACTGATAACGGAATATCCAAAGTCCTGTAGGCCACTCCTCCAATATCTGTATATCCTGTTGAAGCACTTCCTATTTCTATGTCATTCACATTGCCACTCAGGTCAGAATCACCACGCAATGCACTGTCTATATTTACAATCGCATCCCATACTTCTAACTCCACATCTTCTCTAATGTCTCTTGATATTTGCAGTCTCCAATATGCCCTTATTGTAAACTCTGTCAGGGATGATGAGTCTGCCAGTGTCAGAAAGTCAACTTCACGATTGGACAACCAGAACGCCACTGAGGGAGTCTGGGAAATCATCATTGGCTCTCCTCTCAGAACCGCCCCAAAGGTTGGGTTGGTTACTGATGCCAACAAAGCATCAATTCTATCTATAACTCCTGACCTGCTCAATTTAATTCCTTACTAACGTGATGTTCCATAATTTCTTTTACTTCTTTTGGTTGTCTTTGCAACCACTGGAAGACTTTCCAGAACATCTTATACCCTTTGAACCTGCTCCTCTTGTTTCTTGATGAAACACCTTCCACCCAAGAGGCATAAACAACATTCTTTCCCTTCATCAATGCCCCTGCATCTATCTGTCCATGGAAATTCTTAACAAGCCCTCCATTAATAGAGCCTTTTAAATATCCAGTGACAAAACCATGTCCTCTGTATAACTGCTCCCTTACTTTCCCTGCCCCCAGAACAGATATATCCAGAATTGATTCATTCAATGCTCTGGCAAACCGTTCATTTCGGTGGTCAAAGAAATTTCCCTGAGTTTCCACAATAGTTTTGCCTCTCATTAAAAGAAGACCTGTGATTCTGTTGTAGTTGCCCTGTAAGTGTCTAAAGTTTTTAAAATATTGATTGCTTCCCTGTCACTTCTTGTCACTCCCATTTCTGGAGTGCCAATTGTTTGAGTAACACCCAAATCCCTGTCTCTGAAATAAATCTTGGACAGGTCAAGACATGCTTGCACAACAAGAGTGGGATATACATACGTATAAACAGAAGTTCCTGCTGTATGAGTTGCGGCAGTTGTTCCATTAACCCCACGTTCTACCGTGAGAGTGTTGGAAGAAATTCCAGTTATATACATCTGCTCATCATCAACCTTAATTGTCTGGGCAGTGTTTAATGTGGAAGCGTCATTAACTCCCCATGCAGTTACCGTTTCACCAACAGTTCCTGTTGTTGTCTTCTCATCAGAAAGGTCATTACTGTATCCCCACACGCCTGTTACAGCCAGAGTTTGTTGTCCCCCATGGAAACCTTTGGAAGAATCCTCATTTAACTCTATTTCGACCTTAGGGCTAGTGTTATAGGGCAATAACCAGTAATCATTATTGTAGCCTTCATCTAAGGACTCACTTTCAGCCCTGTCTGTTGATTTATAACTGGTAATAGTCCCTGTTACTGATACTAACCAACTATCCAGAGGAACAGCGTTTACCATGGCACTGGACGGCCCGATAATATTGCCTCCTGTGCTGTTGCGTATGTTCTGGGTTGACTTACGCAATGACCCACTTCCAATATCATAATATCTGGTTTCAGACCTTGGGCCAAAACTCTGCATTCCCATGTAGTTGTCTATCCTCACAGATGAGGCTTCAACTATTCGGGTCATGATGGCGCTGTCTGATGACCAGTTAGAAGAATAGGAAGTTCCTGCTAAGTAGTCTCTTAAATCGTCTACACTAGCATAGGTGTGTCTGGTAGCCACTATTTATTTTCCTCTGTTGTTGCTTCTTTATTCTCTTCTGTTTCTGCACTCTTAGCAGTAGCTTTCTTTGTTGCATGAGTCTTGAAATATTCTCCATATGCTTTCGCTTCCTTGGCAGGAATGTCATATTCCTTACCTTCTACAAAAGCCATATTAAGACTTCCAATTGTCACACTCTTCAAGCAGGTTACTTTTGCCAATTTCTCTTCTCCTTGTTAGAGGTAGGGAGGACAAGAGGGAGATAATCTTTTATCCCCCCTACCAGTTTAGCCCCCTATTAAGGAGCGGCTTTCAGAATCTTGAAGGCGGCGGCAAGTCCAACTTGACCATCACCACGCCTTGTACCGAAGAATCCAATTTGGTCATTCTCCATGTACAGGGAATCATTTCTTCTGATTGTAAATCCAATCCTGTCAAAAATGTAGTAGTTTCGGAAATCTCCAAACACGGCAATTTCATCTCCTGCCGTTATGGAATCAGCAAGTCCGTTTCCACTTACATCACTGTTGACAACTCTCTTACCAAGCAAGAACTCAGACGGTGGAGTGTTCAAGTCATTGACTGAATGCACTCCTGCGGATGTTGCATTGATATTGTTGATTTCTTTCGATATCAACGAATTCATCACCCAAGTAGCACCTCCTCTGTGCTGAGACTGCAAAGTATAGAAAATTGAGAACAGGTCAGCGGCGGTTACTGCTGTTGCAGATGCCATTACGACATCAGAAACACCTTGAGCCGCAGGTAGGATTCCTGCGTAGTTTGTGGTGTTGTCTCCGTTTAAGATTCCAACATCCTCAAATCTTCCTGCCGCTTCTTGGAATATCTGCGACAACAGGGAAGGCAGATTAACAGCAGAGTCGTCTAGCAACTCTCTTGTTACCTTAATTAGCCCACCTGACTTCTCTATACTGAATGGCACTTGGCCCACAGTAGGAGTTTGGTCACTAAAGGCCGCCTCTTCTGCAATCGCTCCCCAAGTTGCGGATGCAAGTGTTGGAATATATCCATCCTTGCTTGCAACACGGACAACTGTAGATGCCGCCCTCAAAGCCCCTGACGGTAGCCCAGTGTCGTGTATCGTTGTAGGAATAAATTCCTCTGGTACAAAGTACCCACCTTCTGCATCTGTCATAATACATGAAACCTAATTCATGAATCTTTGTTACTATTAGAATTTCTTCTAATGGGTCAATCATTTCTGTTGACCTCTCATAGTTTCCTATGAGTTCAGACTATCTCATCATCTCCTTGGAGATGTTCGGCACTATTGGTGTATTACGTTCTGCGTTCTCAGAACCCCACCTAGTCGTTGAGCCTTCCCTGAAAGCGTTCAGGGCTTGGTTGCGGATTAGCATATCCTTTTGGACGTAGCCTTCCCGACAATTCACCGAATTTGCAACAGTTATCACTAACTGAGGGGACACAGTATTTTATCCTCTTGCATAGCCTTGACTTCATCAGGCGTTGCATTTTTGAAAAAGATTTCCTGAGATGGTGACATCATCCACTTAGCAAATGTGTCTCTCTGGAATGTAGCTTCTTCTTTTTCCCTGATTCCCATTTTCTCCTGCACCCATATTGGCTGTGCAACAGCAGGTAATCCTTTTACCCAAGAAGCAGGTTTGTAACTGGCTTTTAACTCAGCCCCATTGTCATCTGCGTCATAGGTTGCAAGGTCACTGGACGCAACTGGAACAGTGTTGATAGGCTTTGAAAATTCACCTTTCATCTTGTCCAGTTCTGCTTGTGCCTCGTCTTTTGCATCAGCATCTTGAATGGCATTTCCTGCCTCATTCATTTTTGCCTTTGCTTCTTCTACATTACCGTCCTTGAGTGCCTTATCAGCT